CATTTGCTGTGATAGCAGCAGCTGGATATTTATTAACTGGAGCATTACCTGGATTATTAGGTTTAGCGGCAGCTGTAGCATTATTAGGCGCTGGATGTGCATTAGCAGGTGCTGGTTGTGCGTTATTAGGTACTGGTTTAGCAGCTGTAGCAGCGGCTGTAGGTGGATCTGGATTCCTAATAATAGAATTTATTAGGCAACTTATAGGACTATTACCACAAATAAGTCTTAAAGCTGGAGAAGCAATGGTTAACTTTGCCGGAGCAGTAGGTAAAGGTGCACCGCAGATAATTTCGGCATTTAGTACTTTGTTGGATGCCATACTCACTGCAATTCAAAATAATATACCAAAAATAGCTCAAACTGGTATGGATGTGGTGTTGGCATTCGCTAAGTCATTGGCTGAAGGTATACCACAATTAGTTAAATATGGTATGGAAATGGTTATCGGTATACTAGAAGGTATTGCTGCTAATATCGAAAGACTAGTGACGGCCGGTATAGAAGCTTGTGTTAACTTTATAAATGGTGTGGCAGGCAATCTTGGAGCAGTTATACAAGCCGGTATAAATCTAGCTCTTAGTTTCGTAGAAGGTGTTGCTGATGGTATATTAGCTAATCAAGGGCGTCTAGAAGCAGCTATATCTAAAATCATACAAGCGATGGCTGCAGCAGGCTTAGCTGTTATAAGAGGCGCTATAAGCGGATTTACAGCAGGTGGTAAACAACTTCTAGAAGGATTATGTAATGGTATAAAATCAATGTTGGGTGCTGCTAAATCAGCAGTCACAACATGTATAAACGCTGCTAAAACAGCGGCTACAAATCTTGGTGGAGCATTAGTTGGAGCAGGTAAAAGTTTAATCCAAGGGCTAGTTAACGGTATAACTTCGATGGCTAGCAGTGTTGCATCTAAAGCTAAAAGTGTTGTCGAAGGTGCTATAAACGCTGCAAAAAGCGCATTAAAAATTAATTCGCCTTCAAAAGTATTTATTGAAATAGGTAAATTCGTAGACCAAGGTTTGATAGTAGGTTTGGATAGATACGCATCAGGTGTTGCTAAAACAGCTACTCATGTGGCGGATAAAGTTGTGGATAACTTTAGTAAACCTTTAACTTCTATAAACGATTTAGTAGACATTAACACAAATCCTGTAATAACACCTGTCTTAGACTTAAGTAACGTACAAGCAAACTCAAGAAGACTTAATAGTATGATACCAGGAAGTGGTAACATTGCATTATCAACAGACGCAGCTAACATCATGACAAGTAGCATGGGTACAGTTCAAAATGGAGTTAGTAATAGTGAAGTAGTATCTGCTATAAAAGATCTTAAGAATAATATGCCAGTAGCAGGTAATACAAGCTACAACATAAACGGAATAACATATGATGATGGAAGCAACATAGTAAATGCAGTAGAAACTCTAGTGAGAGCTGCTAGAATAGAAAGGAGGATATAGGTAATGGCGGTAGCAACTTACACAGTCAAGAAGGGTGATACACTGAGCGCCATAGCTAAAAAACACGGTGTAACCTACCAATTCTTGGCTAAAATTAATAATATACCAGACCCGAACAAGATATATGTAGGGCAAGTAATTAAACTGCACGAAGAAGCATCTACCGCTTCTACTAGCTCAGGTGGTTCTAGCAGTGGAGGCTCTAGTTCGAATGCGAGTACTAGCTCTAACGTAGCGGTAATAAACCAGTTCGGAATACAATCGGATACGGATAGAACTATATTTGCTACTTGGACTTGGGATAAATCTAATACCGACAAGTACCAAGCCAAATGGTGGTATGATACTGGTAATGGTGTATGGTTTGTCGGTAGCGACTCAGAAACAAAAGAAAAACAATCATTGTATACCGCACCAGAAAATGCTAAGAAAGTTAAGTTTCAAGTGAAACCGATTTCCACAACGTACGAACAAAAATCGGGAGACACAACAAAACAAGTAAGTTATTGGACTGCTAGTTGGTCAACTGCTAAAGAATATTCTTTTGTTGAAGTTCCAGATAAACCAGGAGCTCCTACTGTAACCATAGAAGAATACAAGTTAACCGCAAAAGTGGCTAATTATAGCGACGGTACAGAAATGCAGTTCCAAGTAGTTCAAAATGACTCTACTGTATTCAAGACTGGTAGCGCTTCGATAATAACTAACGCGGCATCGTACTCTTGTACAATAAACGCGGACCAAGAATACAAGGTTCGTTGTAGAGCTAAGAAAGGCTCTAGCTGGTCTGAGTGGTCGGATTATTCAACTAACGTAGAGTCCAAAGTCAAACCTACTGCTCCTTCTGGTATAACTAGTTGTAAAGCGCTATCTGAAACTTCGATAGAACTTAAATGGTCTGCGGTTAAGTCGGCTAAGACTTATGATATCGAATATGCAACTAAGCAAGAGTACCTTGGGGCATCGAATGCGTCAACAACAATCAACAATGTAACTAGCACGACTTATATTGTTACCGGTCTAGGTAGTGGTGAAACATATTTCTTCAGAGTCAGAGCAGTAAATGAACAAGGAACTTCCACTTGGACGTCTCCCAAATCTACTGTTATAGGTACTAAACCGGGAGCACCAACAACTTGGTCATCTACAGCAACCGCGTTAATCAATGACGTAGTGGTTTTATATTGGGTGCATAACTCTCAAGATGGTTCTAAAGAAACTGACGCTGAATTAGAACTTACGGTAAATGGTACGAAATCAACTATCTCTATGGGTAAACCTAAAGATGATGAAAATCGATTCTACAACTTAAACACTAAATCCTATCCGGACGGCACAACAATAGAGTGGCGAGTTAGAACTAAAGGTGTCGTAGCCGAATGGGGCGATTGGTCTATGAGTAGAAAAATCGATGTATATGCTCCACCTACACTTTCTGTTAATGTTACAGATGTAAACGGTGATAACTTATATACTGTAAATTCATTCCCAATTTATATTAAGGGCGACGCGGGACCAGATACACAAAAAGCAATCGGATACCATGTCTCAATAGTTGCTAATGATTCTTATGAGTATTGGGACGAAATCGGCAATATGCAAATAGTATCAAAAGGTGACGAAGTATATTCTAAGTACTACGACACAAGTGAAGATTTAGTTCTTAAATTGACACCTGCGAGTCTAGACTTAGAGAACAACGTGCAGTATACAGTCAACTGCGTGGTTACAATGGATACAGGTCTGAATGCTGAAGACACTGTGGATTTCGAGGTCGCATGGGAAGATGTTATAACTCCTCCTAATGCTGAGATATCGTACGACCCAGAAACGCTATGTACTCACATAAGACCTTACTGTGATTTCTATCCATTTATATTTTACAAAGTAACTTACGATCAGTCAACTGGTAGTTTCTTCCGTACTAACACTGTCTTGAAAGATATTTCAGGTACTTCTATAAACGAATCCTATACTGAGGTGTATGATGATATTGTGTATAACGGTACAACAGGGGATGGTAAAAGAGAATTCTTCTGTGTAGTACAGTCAAATATTCCAGAGTTAATAGAAGGGGTTACTCTGTCTGTTTACAGAAGAGAATACGACGGAAGATATGTTGAGATAGGTAGCGGACTAAAGAATACAGACAACACGTTCGTCACAGACCCACATCCTGCGCTAGATTTTGCTAGATACAGAATAGTGGCTATAAGTGACGCTACAGGAGCAGTTAGCTTTACTGATATTCCAGGATTCCCTGTTGGAGAGAAAGCAGTAATTATACAATGGGACGAAGCATGGAGTTCATTCGAATCAACTGGAGAAGAGCAACCTGACAAACCAACATGGTCTGGGTCAATGCTTAAGTTACCATTTAACATTGATATTTCAGACAGCAACTCTGCGGATGTGCAAATGGTCGAGTATATAGGACGTTCGCATCCGGTTAGTTATTATGGAACACAACTTGGTATAACTTCGACTTGGAACGTTGAGATAGACAAGAAAGACAAAAACACATTATACGGATTGAGAAGGTTAGCGATATACATGGGCGATGTGTATGTTAGAGAACCGTCTGGAAGTGGCTATTGGGCGAACATTCAAGTATCGTTCAATCAAACTCACAACCAACCTACGGTACCTGTAACACTTACGCTAACAAGAGTGGAAGGAGGCATCTAGAATGGCCGATTGGACATCCACAATGCAACAAACTTTCGAGTACTATATAGTGGACCCTGGTACTTGGAAGGATGTAAGAAAAATAGACACAGTTATCAGTAGTAGAATCTCAAGGGATTTGGAGGCTGAAACACTTGGCTCAGCCTCTATATCGATAACTGAATCATTGGGCGAATGCTATATAAGAATATACCTTGTAACAATTCAAAATGGAATTAGAGAGAAACACCCATTAGGGACTTATATGGTGCAGACACCTTCGTATAGCTTTAACGGTAAAGTAAAAAACATTACAATGGATGCTTATACTCCATTAATAGAGCTTAAAGAAAAGAATCCACCGCTTGGATATTCTATGCTCAAAGAAGATAACATTATGGAGAGAGCATACCTATTAATGAGAGAACAAATGAGAGCGCCGGTTGTAAGCACTACTAAAGATACTAAATTACACTACGACTTCGTAGCTAATATTGATGATACTTGGATGACATTCATTCGAGACTTAATAGCTAATGCCGATATGAGAGTCGACGTAGATGAATTAGGAAGGGTCATGTTCGCACCAGAGCAAGATATTTCATGTCTACAACCAATATGGACGTTTGATACTGGTAATAGCTCAATTCTATACCCTTCATTTGATATTCAACATGACTTATATGGTATACCAAACGAAGTTGAAGTAATTTATTCGAACGGAACATCTTCTATGTCTATTAAAGTGGTTAACGATGACCCTGATAGTCCGGTGTCAACAGTAAGTAGAGGTAGAAGAATAACACATAGAATAAGCAATCCAGACGTGGTCGGAAAACCTTCGGAAGCGGAGATGAAAGATTATGCTGTTAGAATGCTGAAAGCTCTGTCTTCGATAGAATACACGATTAACTACACTCACGGTTATTGTCCGGTTAGAGTTGGCGACTGTGTAAGACTTAATTATGAGGCAGCAGGAATAAGGAATGTAAAAGCTAAGATTGTTAGTCAATCTATAGACTGTGTTCCTGGGTGTCCGGTGACAGAGAAAGCAGTATTCACTAGCAATTTATGGGATGGGGTGAAATAATGGACCTATCGAATAACTTAGTTTCACAATTCGTCAAAATAACTAACGATAGAGAGAAACATACTCAACAACAGCAATCGAAACTGTTCGGGACAACAGTTATTTATGACGACAAGCAATACGTACAAATAGATGGTTCGGACTTATTGACACCTGCTGATAGCACGGTGCATATAAAAGATGGTGAGCGCGTAACAGTTAGTATAAACAATCATACGGCTATAATAGATGGGAATGTCACTGATGTTTCAGCGAGTAACGAACATCTGGAAAGAGTTGAGACAGAGTTCTTACTTGTGAAAAATGATTACTTGGAATTCAAAGTTGATACGGAAGGAATGTTCTTAACGATAAGAGACGAGACGGATAAGAAATTCGCAGACTTTAAAGTTACTGTTGATGGAATGTTCTTAGATTTACGTAACGAGACAGATCAAAAATTTGCTAATTTCCAAGTTACTGTCGATGGAATGTTTGCTTCTTTCGAAGATAAAACCAATAAGAAATTCGCATCTTTCGAGGTAACTCTAGATGGTATAGAATCTAAGGTTTCTGCGGACGGAATAGGTACAGTAGTTAAACAGAACGCGACAAGCTGGGGACTTTCTATAAACGGTAAACTATCCGGAACAAACTATACCTTCGACGGTAACAACTTTACTATAGGAAGTACAACTGGTAACACTACTGCATACCACGCTGCTGGCTATTCAAAATGGACTCATACTGATGGTAGTTATACTAGAATAGACGCTAAAGGTATGACTTGGAGTAAAGGTGGTACTGCTTCTGGTTACCATTATTTACTATACGCAGGTGAATATAGATGTCCATCCGAGGCCACATGGACAGTAACTCTACCAGCTGAGTTCCAAGGTAAAGA